AGGATGAGATAAGACCCTGAGACCAATCTGTCGTATCTGTGCGGACGCGCACGCGCGCGTAGCCGGTCCCAGTGACTTCATTGATACTGGAAAGCGTGGCTGCCTCTGTCAGCGTAGCCCGAAGCGACTGGGAAAGCCCAATCCAGTAATATTGTGGGATTGTTCCGACTCCAGTGGTACTCCGAGCAATGGCGATGCTCCCAGGCGAGCTGCCAATCAGAAGCGAGTTGGTTGAAAGAACGATCAGCGGTACAGGTGTCCCGGCCAGAAATCCGCCGAATGTAGCTGTGAAGTTTGGGAACGTTCCTGTTACTGCTACCGCACCAGTCGGGATGCTCGCCAGGGCTTCTAAGGCAGAATCGATTGCAGAATTGTTATCGTTGTAGGTGAGGGAAGAAGTCTCGTCGCCTTCAAAGCTGAGTTTGTAGGTGCCGCTGTCAGCTGTGATATCGAGCGTTTGAACCTCATTTGCTACCTGCACCTTGTTGAATAGCGCGCTGATCGCATATCCCTGACCATCCTGCATCCACGTTGCAACCATGTCTAAATCCTCGCTAAGTTCCTATGAGTCCGCCGAGAATATTTCCCCGCCTGAAATCTCCATTCACTGCCTTGTCGAGCGCCTTGGTAAGATCTCTCCGATGCTTGTCGAATAGCCGCTCCATGCCTCGCGCGTCGCCACTGACCATATTGATGACTGGCGCATAAGTTACATTTACAGCTGCACCGCCGCGATTCTGCGACGCCGGGATGATGGCCTCACCCTGATGCACAATCGCCAAGCCGGTCCGTGGAACATAGGGCGTCCCATAAGCAAAGGCAGGCACGCCGCGGCTAGGATCGAAACTGATCGAGCGCGCAGCCGTTCCTAGTCCGCCTCCATAGAATTTCTGATAGAGCGGAAGGCGTGAGGGATCCTGGCCGGATGCTGTCGCGTAGTTGAGCAGCAAGCCCTGGACCTGATCGAGCCGGAGCGTTTCGAAGCGCTTCTTGTCTGCATCCTTGCCGAAGCGGGCTTCACCCATCGACTTGATTTGCTTCAGAATCTTGTTGTCAGGAACGTTGATAGCGAAGTCTCGCAGGATCTCGGCTCGGAACTTGTCTTCCCGCGTCTTACGCAGCTTCAGGAAGGCAATCGTTGCCGCAATGCCGATGCCGGCTGCAATCGTGAAAGGATTGGTGAAGAATGCTCCGAGTTGTCCAAAGGTTACTCCATGCTTTCCAATTCCGAAGGCTGTTTGTCCAGAGAACGCTAGAGAAGGTGCCGCTGTAGTTGGAGCGGCTAAGATGGCGTTAGACATTCCAAGAGTTGACCCAATACCCGCCGCCGCTGCCCCACCAGTGGTTGCTGCAGCTGCTGCCGCAGATCCGGCAAGGCCGAAGGCACCTCCACCGAGGTTGACAAGCTGCCCAGCGCCAAATCCTCCTCCTGCTCCTGTCCCTCCTCTACTGCCGCCACCGGCAAAGCTGAAGACGCCGCCGCCTAGGTTCCCACCTCCGAACAGTCCGCCAAGATTGAATCCACCGCCGCCCCCGCCCGCACCTTCCAGGCCGCCGAAGCCACCGCCACCGCCTCTAAATAAGCTCGCTAATCCACCGAATAGACCTCCGCTAGCTTGCCCACCACCGCCAGGTCTCGGCCCCACGAAAAGACGTGCAACAAGATCGCCGAATGCATCCTTGAGCTGAACGACAAATATTCCCTTGATGTAATCCAGCAGACCTGCAAACCCTTTCTTGCCTTTCGTAAAGATGGCGTCAAAGACTCCCTCGGCCTGACCCTTGATCTTATTGAAGGTTTCATCATACTGAGACTGCACCAAGCGAAGCTGTTCATACTGCTGTTTGGTTTGCAGCTTTGTCAACTCGTCCCCAAAGACACCGCGCTGCGCTTGTCTTTGCTTTTCGAGAAGTTCGAATACTTCACTCTCCTGCTTATTCCGACCAGCAGCGGAGGCTGCAAGAATGGCGATCTCATCATCCAAATTAGCAATGCGCTGGAGTCGTGCATTCTCCGTTTCATTCATCGCCAATTGGAGTTTGTGTTCGTTATCGATCTGTTCGATGTAAGCCTTGTTAGCGACTTCGAGAGTTTTGTCGATATCCTTTTGGATATCTTCTTGTGAAGGCAGACCCTTTGCACCAGCAGCAAGCGAAAATGTTCCAAAGCCACCCTCTTCACTCACCGTCAGCCCCGCCTTGGCGAATAGTTCATTGCGCGCAGCAAGCTTGGCCGCCGTCGCTGCCTGCTCTGCCGCTGCGATAGCTTCAGGCCTAATTGCTCCGCCAGTTTTCTGCTCGCCTTGAATGATCTTTCTGAATCGCTGGTCTATCTCGTCAAACTGAGCGGCAATTCCCGTGAGAGCTTTTCTGTTGAGAGAAGAGATTTGCTCGTCGATCGCTGCCCGCGCGACCGTAATTTTCTCAAGATTGTCTGTCGTAGATAATCCAGGAATGAGTGGAGTGGTAGTAGTCGTCGTTGTCGAAGCTTTGGCAGTAGGAGAAATAGAGATAGGTACTACATCACCAGCACGAACGGTTTTTCTAGCAGCCACGGCTGCGGTAATTTTGGCTTCAAATAATTCATCCGCTGTCTTGGTACTACCGATTTGGCTTGCTTCTCTCTCTGCTGCTGCTCTGAAAGCTGCAAACTGATCAGTTGTGATGCCAGCAGCCTTTGCGGATACGCTCAGCTTTTGCACTAGATCGATTGTCTTTCTTAATTCATCGTTAGTCGCAGTTTGCCTGCCTATCTCCGCATACGCGACCGCAAAGCCACCTAATAGAATCGTTCCAAGTACTATTGCTGGTAGAAATCCTCCGGCTGCCGTCAGCAACGTTGTAGCGGTTGGAAGGAATCCGACAAATTTGCTGATCCCGTCCAGCATGAAGCCCAGTCCTGCAATAGATGGCCCTAATACGGCAGCGAGCCCACCTAGCCCGAAGATAAATGCTTGTAATCCGCCAGGTAGTTCTGCAAAGGCATCAGCAAAGCTTTTGACATAACCGATTCCGATTTCAAGTGATGGGAATACCTTTTGCTCCAAAGTATTGAGCAGACTTGTCCCAAGAGGTTCTAAGGCCAAGCCTACTTTATTTTTTAGAACATCGAATTTATCTGCGAACGAAAGGGTGTCACTACCAGCTTTCTCGACCGTCTCCGAGCTAGAGGCAATCGTCCTCATCAATTCCTCAATCTCAAATCGCCCGCTTCGTACAGCATCAACGAGGGTTACGGCACCACGCGTGCCAAAGAATTTAGCAGCGATATCTATCGCCTTTTGCTCATCAAGAGTCTTTAGACCTAAAATCAGCCCTGAGAATACTTCCTTCGGACTTTGACCGCGCTTCCCAAGTTCCACGACTGCCTTGTTGATACCTCGAATCAGTTGCTCTGCATTGATCCCTTCTTTTTCAAACTTACCAACAAGAACTGCCGCTTCATTGAAATTGAACCCAACCGCGCGGAACTGTGGACCAAACTTCCCGACAGATTCGGCAAGCTGTGTTACTCCTATTCCTGTTGCTTGGCTGACCTTCAGGAGTGTATCGAGAGTTGGAATCTGCTCGGAGGTTGCAATCTTCCAATTCTCGAAAGCGCGAGTCGTAGCAATAACAATTCCTTGAACGTTCTCGCCAGTTACCCGAGCAAGATCAAGTTCTGTTTTGGCAAGTGCTTCTAGTGAAGTCCCTGTTAATCCTAGCCGCTGATTGAGTGAGACAAGGACAGAAGAGACTTGATCGGCATTCTGCGGTACAGATCCAAGGACCGTCCTGAATGATTCCTTCAACGATTCTAACGATGCTCCGGTGGCTCCTGTCTTTCCCCTAATCTTGTCAAAGGCTGCATCGAAACTAACTCCTGTAGATATCAAAGCAGCCGCCGCCGCTGTAAGCGGAACCGTTAAGCCTATAGTGAGAGACTTTCCAATGTCCTGAAAATTCTTCCCCATCTCTTTGAGAGATTTTGAAAGCTCTTCAGCTGACGGTCGTGAAGCTTCAAAAGCTGTTTTCCATTTCCCAACGGTATTAGTCAACCCTTCGAGTTCTGCCTTAGCTCCTGCAAACAAGTCGTCCTTCAATTTCCCAAAGGATTGAGATGCAGCTGTAACTGACGTCTTAGCTGCAGTTCCAAACTTCTCTACCGTCTGCTCAAGTTTCTTGAACTCGGCAATCGGTTGACTAAGATCAGCGAGCGTGATGATTTTTAATACTTCATCAGCCATTTATTTCTTCCCGCCAAACATAACCGAAAGGATTTCTCCCATCTTGTTCGCTATGAGAATAGCCAAGCGTTCATCCCGACTAAACTCCTGATTCTGTCTCGTTGCACTCAAAAGGATCTGCTCCGTTGAGTCGATAGATTGCATGGAAAGAAGCCCGAGCCGCGATTGCTCTTCTAATTCAAAGGAAGCTTGGAGCCAGTGATTTCCATCTTCAATCCGTTCGCGCTTCTCAAGCTTGTCTGGCTTCATCGGATTCAGAGCGCACCCGATACAGGCTCGTGGATTGATTTCTAATTTCTCGCAGTGCTGGACGGTAGGATGCGCTAGTCGGATATCCTCAAGAGCTTCCTTGTTCCCGAGAACTTCGAACATCTCGCGGAATTGCGGCTCTTGTGGGCACTTGCCATTGATCGCCCCGCTATACTCCTGAAACTCGCGCAACAGAGGCGGGAACTGCTCCGCGATTACCCGTTTTTTGATTGGATGCCGGAAAAGAACTTCATCAAGGCAAGCTGCTTGTGCCAGTAAGGGACGAGGGGCGCCCATTTCGACTTGTTCGCAATCACACAAGGCTCGCCCTTGATCGTCATGCCTTCGACGGATTCCGCAAGCTCGTTGTAGAGGTTCTCAATCACGTCATGGTTGACCGATCGCTGATAGGCTTGCCGCTTGCGGTTGATGAGCTGTTTATCTGTTGCCTGCTCATAGCGCCGGTACTCTGCCGCCGTCTCGCGTCTGAAATTGTGCGCCATCTCAAGATCGGCAATCCCAATCTCCGGGACATACAGGCGCTGAGTTAAGACGATGGATTTCGTTACCTCGAAATCAAGCGCGAAGATGTCTAACTCACCTGAATGATTCCCGTTGCCATTCGTCGCAGGTTCGTCAGATTCGATTTCCGGCTCTACCTTCGTCGCAATGCCACCGAAGCCATCCATCACAGCCTTATGAGGAATATCAAAGCGCGGATTGTCCCTGATCCATTGCCGCTGCTTCTCTTCGTTCGGATCGCCTTCAGCCGACGCACGTCCATGCCCTGAGATCCTGATGAAATGCTTCCAAAAGAATGCCGTGATCTTCTCTGGCTTCGACTTGACGATTTCGCTGATGTCATCGTCTTCATATTTCACAGCCGAAGCGGTTTCAGCCAGGAGTTTCTTCAGGTCATCCGCACGATACGGTTTCAGGTGGACAAATAGCGGAGCGGTCTTGCTTCCAACCTGGAGCTGAAACGGATAGATCAATTCTTCGGCGGTCAATTCCCAGGCAACTGCCTGACCTACCTTCAAGTCCTGCCCTTCGATTTGCAATTCGCTCATGGCTCCCTCGTTTGATTATTGGCTCCCTCGCTCTTCTTCTTCCTCTTCAAATCTTGGCGTCGGCAATTCAGGCCCGGGAATCGGGTCATCTAATGTCCCAACTTGCAAATTCCCAGAAACATGCACCTGCCCAAACTCTAAGAGTGCTTCACGAAAAGTGCTCATGTTCCCTCCGATAGTCAATGGGCGGAAGTGCCTGGAGGAGATGCCCACCTCCGCCCATCTCACGCGGTGGGGAGCCAACCTTCCCGCGCTACCCGTTGACCAGAATCTCTGCGTCGCTGACTCCGGTAAGCAAGGTCAATGTGATGGGTTCCAGAACACCGGACTTCAGAATGGAAGCGTCGTCCATCGTGAGCGTGTAGGCGACGGTTTCTCCATCCACTGCAAAATCTTCCTTGCTGATCTTGCAGGCAGGAATGTCGATCGTCAGCGTGTGTGGATTCGTTCCCCCGGTGATGATGTCTTGGGATTTGCAGACGATCTGCGCAGCCACCAGGTCCTGAGCGAGATAGTTCTCGCGTACCGTCGCGTCGATCTCGATTTTGATTTCTGCGCTTGCGGAGAGTTTCCCGCGAAGGACTTTCGACACGAGCAACTCTTCTCCTTGCGGATTACAGAGGTTATAAGTCGGCTGTGCGTCCTGCGTGACTTCAATTTTCCAGCTTTTTACTTTTCCGCAGACTCCGCTGGACAGGTTCGAGAATGGCCCGAAGGCCAGCGTTCCGAATAGCGTTGTAAAGAATGATGCGGGTGTCGTCGCGGGCATCGTCGCAATGCTATCTTCATATTGCCGGCCGCCGCCTTCCCACATTAGTGCAACGTGGTCCTCCATCTTTCCTTCCAGGCTGAACTTATTTACCCAGCAGCCAGAGAGTTTCTTCTGATAGCTGCCACCCATCTTTTCGAGCGCGCTGAAATAGCGGCATTCAGTTTGC